CGCTGACCCGTATGCGGTGCTGACGCCGCCGCAGCGCATCACTGAGCAGGAAACGCCGCCGATCAAATCCCTGGTGTCAGATGCTGGGAATGGGGTAAAGCTGGCCACGCTGGCCGCGACCCTGCCCAACAGCATGCCACCCGAACTGCAGCCGGTGGACTGGTGGCCTGATCGCCTGGTGAACGGGGACGACACCTACCTGTACGGCCACAGCGCCAGCGACTCGCTTGATTTCGTCCGCATCCGCCGCCGCGACCGCAATCGCACTGTGGTGGCAAACCCGTTTGCGGACAGCGCGCCTCGCGGCATTCGCACGCTGTGGGTCTCCCGCGCAACACCTGGCCTGCTGCTGTGCGCGGTGGGACAGGCATCGCAAACGGCGGCGTCGATGGTGATCTGGCGCAGCACCAACTACGGCGACACCTGGGCTGCCGTGTTGACGCTGGGCACCGGTGCAGGCGGCACGATCAACGGCGTCTGGATGCTGTCAGATCGCAACGTCGCCGAAGTCGGCGGCGTGCTGTACCTGGGCGAGTACAACGTCAACAGCAGCCGCACCGATGGCGGCGCCAATGACCTGGTGACGATGTGGCGCAGCACCGACAACGGGGCAACCTGGTCGGCCGCGCTGCGCTGGAACCAGGGCAGCCATGTGCTGCGCCACATTCATGCCCTGAAGGCCGCGCCGGATGGCCGCATCCTGATCTGTGCCGGGGACACCGACGCTGAGTGCGCAATGATCCTGTGGGACCGTGCGACCGACATCAGCAACACCGCCTATTCGGTGCTGACCGTGCCGGTGCAGTACGGCAGCCAGCGCAATCGTGCGGTGGATGTCGATTTCCGCAACGGCTTCATCTGGTGGATGAGCGACGGCAACACCGCGGCCAGCGACACCGTGTCGGACATGGGCTGGTTCAAGATGCCGTCAGACCTGTCAAGTGCGCCGCTGCGGCTGGACGGCAAGATCAGCGCCATTCCGTCGCGGGCGATCTACTACGTCGCCACCTTCAGCACCGGCGCGCAGTGCTTCATCGAAGAAATTACCGGCGCCGCTGGCGCCACTGCCGGCTTCTATGGCCTGGGCATCTGGACCACCAACGAAACCCGCACGCGCATCGAGCGCAACGGGGTGCAGAAAATCCTGTCTTCATACTCGGCCGACCTGCCGCCGCAGATGTTCCAGGTCGGTGACATCGTGTTCGTTCCGATGGGCACGGCGGGGCTCGGCAAAGGCACGCAGATCGGCACGGCGGCATTCACGATCAGCAGCACGCGGCGCTGGTGTGGCGTGCGGCCGGACACGATCCACCCGGTGTATTGGGTCGATCCCGTCAACGGCACCGACAACACAGACACCAACCGGGGGTTTTATCCGGCGCTGCCGTGGCGCACCCTGAAATACGCGCTGGAGAGCAACCGCGTGTCGCAAGGCGGCCGTGTCATCCTGCCGGCCGGAGACATCGAAGAATCGATCACCGCGCAGATCGCGCTGAATGCCGACCTCACGGGCGCGGATGTCGGCGACTTCATGACGGTCGAAGGCGCCGGCATCGACTCCACGAAACACAGCGCGTCTGCAGCCAGCAGCCAGGCCCACGCATTCACGCTGGGCAGCGAGGCCAACGGCGGGTATGAGTTCAAGGACCTGCACCTGTCCACGAAGCGTGCTGTGTCCACTCAAGGGATCATCACTGGAGGCGGGGCGGCCAATGCCCAGCGCCTGCGGTTCATCCGCGCCCGGGTCGGCGGCAAGGACATCGGCCAGCTGATGAACATCGCCATCACAACCAACGTGGCGGCCGGAGGCAGCATCACCACCACCGCGTATGACTCGCAGTTCGTGGCGACGACGGTTGGCAGCGCGTACCTGTTCCCCGGCGATGCCGATGGCCCGCACAACTTCACCGGCTACCGGTGTGTGTTCGACGGTGGCCGTGGTGCATTCAATCCGCTGGCCGGCGACGTGATCTACGGTGAGGACTGCCTGTTCACCAACTACACCGTGACTGCCATTCGCGGCGGGGCAACGGGGGCAACGGTGCCGACGCTGGTGCGGCCGAGGTTTCACAGCCTGGCCGGCCTGCCGCAGTGGATCGACGATGGATCGCGCACCGAGGCGGCGCAGTGGGCCGGGGCGCGCAGTACCAGCCCGCTGTCACCCACGGCCATCTTCGACGCCACATCGCGCCAGGACATCACGGCTGCGCCGCGTGACCCGAAGGCGTTCGATTACTCGGCAACGATCTGAATTCAAGCCCCTGCCGGTACACATGACCACCATCCCCGCAGCCATCCGCGCTGGTGACACGCTCAGCGCCCTGTGGCAGCTGAGCGACTACTCGGCTGCAGATGGCTGGGTGGCGCGGCTCACGCTGATCAACAGCGGCGCACGCTACCAGGCCAACGCCACCGCCAGCGGGGCTGATCATGCGCTGGCCGTGCCTGCGGCCACCACCGCCGTGTGGGTGGCTGGCACGTACAGCTGGTCGATCGACGCCACGCTCAGCGGTGCCCGCCATACCGTGGCCACCGGCAGCGTGCAGGTGCTGCCCGATCTGGCCGCCGCCACCACGCTGGACACCCGCAGCAACTACCGCAAAGCGCTGGAGGCGGCCGAGGCCGCGCTGGCCACCCACGGCGCCCGCGCCTACCTGGCCGGCATCGAGGTGGGCGAGCGCAAGCAAACCTTTGCCAACCCGGGCGAGTTCTTGGCCTTCATCAGCCGCCTGCGGGCCGAGGTGCAGCGCGAAGACAACGCCGAGCGCATGCGCCAAGGCCTGGCCCCCCGCAACAAGCTGCTGGTGCGGTTCACCGGCCGATGAGCCACCCCATGCAGCAACCCCCCACCCGATCCCCCCTGATGCGCCTGGTGCAGGCCGCTGGCCAGCGCCTGGGTTTTGTGGCGCCCAGCCCCGCCGCGCCGGCCACCGCCCGCCTGGCCGGGCCGCACCGCCGCAGTTACGCCGCCGCGCAGATCAACCGCCTCACTGAAGGCTGGACAACCACCAGCCTCTCGGCCAACGCCGACATCAGCGCCAGCCTTGACAGCCTGCGCGCCCGCAGCCGCCAGCTGTTCCGCGATGACCCGTATGCCCGCAAGTTTGGCCAGATGGTCACCACCAACGTGGTGGGCGCCCAGGGTTTTGGCCTGCAGGCCCGCGTGTACGACCCCGGCGGCAAGCCCGACACCGGCGCCAATGAGGCCATCGAGGCCGCCTGGGTGCGCTGGTCAACCCGCACCGTCGGGCAGTCGATGTGCGATGCATCGGGCCGGCAAAGCCTGCGCGACATGCTGCGCACCGGCATCTTGACTGCGGCGCGTGATGGCGAGGGCCTGATCCGCTTTGTGCGCGGCAACGATGCCGCCAACCCCTTCAAGCTGGCCCTGCAGATGCTGGATGTTGACCGCATCGACACCCAGCTCAACCGCCCGGCCGAGCAGGGCCGCGGCCAGATCCGCATGGGCATCGAGGTCAACGCCTACGGCCGCCCGCTCTACGTGTGGCTGCGCAACCGCCACCCCGGCGAGATGTACGCCGCCCCGGGCGAGCTGCAAGGCGGCACCCACGTGCGCGTGGCCGCCGGTGACCTGGTGCACTACTTCATCGCCGACCGGCCCGAGCAGTTTCGCGGCGTGCCGTGGATGCACGCGGCCATGCTGCGCATCAACAACCTGGGCGGGTACGAAGAGGCCGCCATCGTGGCCAGCCGCGTGGGCGCCAGCAAGATGGGGTTTTTCTCTGGCCCCGATGGTGCTGACGCCGGCACCCTGGCCGACAGTGAAGACGCCGCCACCGGCGAGCTGTACGCCGAGGCCGAGGCCGGCGCCTTTGGCACCCTGCCGGCGGGCACCACCTTCACGCCCTTCAACCCCGACTACCCGAGCCAGATGTTCGAGCAGTTCGTCAAGGCCAACCTGCGCGGCATTGCCAGCGGGCTGGGCGTGGCGTACCACGCCCTGGCCAATGATCTGGAGGGCGTCAACTTCTCCAGCATCCGCAGCGGCACGCTCGAAGAGCGCGACCAGTGGACGATGCTGCAAGAGTGGTTCATCGAGGCCCTGCTCGAGCCCATCTACGCCGAATGGCTGGGCATGGCCCTGGCCTTTGGCCAGATCACCCTGGCCAACGGCAGCGCCTTGCCACTGGGCAAGAAAGACAAATTCTCTGGCCACCTGTGGCAGGGCCGACGCTGGGAGTGGGTTGACCCGCTGCGCGACATCCAGGCCGACGTGGCCGCCATCGATGCCGAGCTGCAAAGCCCGCAGCGCGTGGCAGCCAAGCTCGGCCGCGATTATGAAGACCTGCTCGATGAGCTGAACCAGGCCCGCCT